GGCTCCTAGAGATAATTAGAAGGAGAAAAAGACACATGACAACTGCTCTCGATCAGGCAGTCGCAACGGCACAGGCTGCTGAGGCTGCTTACAATAGTGATGTTACCAACATCGCAAACATTCAGGCATCTATTGCCAGTGCCAGTGCACCCCTCCCTGCGGCTCAAACTCAGCTCACCAGCGATACAGCGAGTTTTGTAACGAGTCTTCAGGCGGTTAGTGCTGCGGCTTTGGCGGAAGTGACGGCCCTTCAGGGGACCTCTACAAGTAGCTAATAAATTCTAAGGAGATAAATATGGCAGTTAAAGGAAATCATCGAGGTGTTGAGCATCCCGTCGCTACCGACAGTGCTCTAATTGGCGATACGCGCCACCCTCTCCACACTAAGGCCCTTCCCAAACAGGAGCATCCCTACAAGGCTCATCAGAACCCCATGCCTAATGGGGAAGATGGGAATATGCTCAGATATGATTCGGGTGGTGGCACTGGCGAAGGTGGGGAGTTCTAAACAAACCCATGGAGGGACTGCGAATGGTGATTGCGAGTATAGATGACATTACTCGCCTTTTTAAAGACTACTGTGGGTTGGTTGGTATTCCCCAGGATGCAGTCCCTCTATGGGAACCCTACCTCACGGCACCTGTTGAGAAACGGATTGGTCAAGCCAGAGTTGAAGGAAAGATCAAAAACTCTGATGATTTCCTCCGAATCTATAAAGATTCCGTGAAGGCCGAAGTTGACACACTACGCGAAAAGACCCTTAAGTATCGCGCTCAAGGACAGCAAAATGCAACCACTCGCATCAATGATGTGAGGAATGCATCAACATTACAACCCCAAGCAGTCACCTCTACGCCTTCTGAACAAACCTCTGAAGCTCCGATTGAAACAGTTGATAGTTACATTGCCCGGAGACAGGCGGCTAGTCAAAAGGCTCATGGGATGGTCTGAGGGGGATTGTAAAATTTACTTAAGGAGACTTAACGTATGGCAGGTCAGCAATATTCCACCTCTAGTTTGGGTGGATATTTAAGCCAGCCCTACCTTACTCAGCGCCTTCGTGCTGTGGCACAGCCTCAGTTCCGATTCCGACAGTTCCTTGATGTTAAAGAAGCAATCGGTAAGAACCGTGGCGATACGTGGCTTTACGATAAACGTGGCAACGTAGCAACCCAAGGTACGATCCTCGCTGAAACCAACACGATTCCTCAAACGAATTTTATTGTTGGTCAAGGCACGGGCCAGATTGTAGAGTATGCGAATAGCGTTCCCTACACTGGAAAACTAGAAGCCCTCGGTCAGATTATGATCGAACCGGCTGTGGAGCAATCGCTTCGGGATGACATGGTGAAAACCCTCGAATCCGCTGCGGGTGCTCAATTTGTTGCAACAGAATTTGTGGCTGTTTGTTATCAGACCAACTCTGTTGTGATTACAACCAATGCCACTCCTGGAACTACGGCTACTGCTGACCTTACTGGTCAGAATATCCGTTCCATGGTGGACTTCCTCAAAAAGAAACTAGTCCCGAAGTTCGATGGCCAGAGTTACATCTGCATTGCTTCGACGGCTGCTCTGAGTGGGATGTTCAGTGATACAGCGGCTGGTGGTTGGGTTGATGTGTCGAAATACACTGTTGATTTTGCAAAGAACATTTTCAATGGTGAAATCGGCAAATACTACAACACTCGCTTTGTGGAAGAGACTGGATACTTTAGCAACTCTATTGGATCTGGTTCTACCCATGGTCAGGCGGTTCTTTTTGGTGCGGATAATGTCTATGAGGCAGTATCCATCCCAGAGGAAATCCGTGTGAAGGTGAGTCTGGATTATGGACGTGATCAGGGTTTGGCTTGGTACTTCCTGGGTGGTTTCAAACTTGTTTGGAGCTATGCAGTGAGTCCTGCCGAACAGCATGTCATGTTCATTACGAGTGCGTAAGGAGAGATAAACTATGGCATATGTTGATCCTGGTTTTCAAGCCTTCCGCTTCCTCCCTGTTGTAGGGGATATGCAAGCCGGAGTAGCTCTTGGTACTAATTCCACCGCTGGTGGGGGTACTGCAACCTACAGTGGAAATGGCACCGCATCTATTAATGGTGCGTATGTGTTTCCTCAATTTCTTCGTCCTGTGGTGCTAACGAATGTGGTGGTTTTCTGCCAAACAAGAACTGCTCCTGGGACTAATGGTATTAGTAATGCTCAGATTTTCATTATGAACGGCACCAATACTGCCGCGACGGTTCTTCTGGGTACTGCTACTACTGGGCAGTTTGTTACTGGTACTATTGCTGCCTCCACGGTGGGGAGCAATGGTGCAACAACCTCTCCTGCCCAACTTACTTCGAGTAATGGACAATTCACAATGATTTATACCGATACCAATACTGCCACAGCTTCGAGCCTTGGTAAGTATGCAATTTGGTTTGAATACAAGGATTTGTTTGTTACCTAGATAACCTGAGAGATCCTAGGGTCTCTCTTGTTGAG